ATAATGCACTATCATTCTAAATCAACCTTTACAGGAATATTTTATATAGAAAATCTATATGATGAAGGTGGGGATTTATTATTAGATCATTCAATTACAAAATATAATTATAATATTATTAACTATAGAAATAAAAATGTATTAAATAGTAGCCAATGGTATATAAAACCAAAAAGAAAAATGTTAGTTCTTTTTCCTTCTTATTTACCACATAAAGTGACTAAATCTATGAGATATTTAAATAATAGAATATCTCTTCCTTTTGATATTGACTTAGTATATGAGTAAAAAATGATTTTAAATTTAGTGAAACCAAATAATCCTATATTAAAGCAAAAATGTGAAATATTCGATTTTGATAACCCGCCTATTGACCCTTTAAAATTAGCACTTGACTTAAGAGAGAGTATGATCTATAATAAGGGTATTGGTTTATCAGCTTGTCAAGTTGGTATACCATATAGAGTATTTGTTGCTGGTGATCCAGGTGATATTAATAATATTAAAGTATTTTTTAATCCGAGAGTAGTTGATGCATCGGATCAAAAAGTTTTGATAGAGGAAGGATGCTTATCTTTCCCTGGTTTGTTTATGAAGGTAAAACGTCCAGCCACAGTACGACTTCGATTTGCTGATCCTAGAGGTACAATAGCTACAGAGACATATGAAGGTGTACCAGCACGAGCTATTCTACATGAATATGATCATATGGATGGTATATTGTTTCATAATCGTGCTAATTCATATCATAGAGATCAAGCAAAAAAACAGAAAAAAAAGTTAGATAGGCTTCGCGAAGCTAATAAAAAGAAGCTAAGTAAAGTATAATCAGTAGTGCCCTTCCACTGCTTAACTAAAACTAGGAGTTCTAAATGTCCCCGAAAGAATATACGTATTCTGAGATCTTTCATTCTATTCAAGGTGAAGGTCATTATACCGGTGTTCCAACTGCATGGATAAGATTTTTCTTATGTAATTTACAGTGCGATGGATTCGGTCAAGATCATCCAACTAAACCAGAAACCTGGGATCTACCATATAAAGATTTTGATTCTCACTCTGTAACAAGAGTAGAGGATTTACCGGTATGGTCAAAGGGTTGTGATTCTTCTTATACCTGGTCTAAAAAGTTTAGACATTTAATGGGTAAAGCTACAGGAGCTGAACTAGCTCAAAAGCTAGTCAATATTATGAAGAATGAGCATAACCCTGAAGGTTGGTTCTTACACCCGTTATCTAAACAGCATAACCATTTATGTATTACAGGTGGTGAACCTCTAATGCGTCATGCTCAATTGGCGTTTATAGACATATATAAAACTTTAGAAGAAATGCCAGGTGGTCCATTACCTGATACTCATTTTTACTCTCCTAATAATTTACCTGCAAGTATAACTTGGGAAACTAATGGTACTCAACCATTAACAGAAGATTTCAAAAATCTTGTAGATAGTCCTTTATTTAGACCTGAAGCTTTCTTTTCCGTATCTCCTAAACTCTGGACTGTAGCAGGAGAACAACGAAAGAAAGCAATTAAACCTGAAACTGTAAAAGAATATTATGATATTTCTAAAAACGGTCAGCTTAAATTTGTAGTAGGTCAAACTAAAGAAGAGTGGGAAGAGTTAGACGAAGTAGTTAATTTGTTTAGAGACGCAGGAGTTAAATATCCTGTATGGATCATGCCTGTAGGAGCAAGATCAGAAGAGCAAGAAGCCACTGCTGGTGATGTAGCTAAAATGGCATTCGAAAGAGGTTATAATGTCTCTGGAAGAATGCATGTTTATTTATTTGGAAACGCAATAGGAACATAACATGGCATATTATAGTACAAAAACTTACGGACATAATATCGGGCTTTCTGCTGTCTTTAGACAACCTAAAGCTCATTCTCATTGTAAATTTTTACATGGGTATAGCTTAGCATTTAAGTTTACTTTTGGTGCTAGTAATTTAGACGAAAGAAACTGGGTAGTAGATTTTGGAGGTTTAAAAACTCTAAAAAAATGGCTAGAAGACAGCTTTGATCATAAACTAGTATTAGATAGAGATGATCCAATGATGTATAAGTTTGCTGAATTAGAAAATGCTGGTCTAGCTGAGATTACTGTTTTAGATGGTGTGGGTGTAGAAAGGTTTGCTGAGCATGCATGGAAGTTTGCAGACGATCTTGTAACAGAAGCTTCCGATGGTAGATGTTGGTGTGAGTCAGTAGAATGTTCAGAACATGGCGCTAATAGTGGAATATATAGGAGATAAAAATGAAGCACAGCGAAGTTATTAAACAACGTATTGAAGAAGCTGGTATTAGATATTGGGCTGGTGATAACATTAGTGATGTATTACAAGATGGTGATAAAGAATTAATTATTGAAGAAGCTACAAAAGCTTTCGAAAATGTGCTTGACTCTTTACTAATAGATCGTTATAATGATCCTAATAGTATGGATACAGGTAGACGGTTAGCTAAGATGTATGTAAATGAAGTCATGAGCGGAAGATATAATATAATGCCTAAAGTATCAGCTTTTCCTAATGAAGGAGAAGATCGATATACAGGTATGCTAGTTATACGTTCTGAAGTAAAAAGTATGTGTTCTCACCATCATCAACCAGTTACAGGGGTTGCTTATATTGGTGTTATACCTGGTCAAAAAGTAATAGGACTTTCTAAGTATACTCGTATTGCTCAATGGTGTGCACGTAGAGGTACATTGCAGGAAGAACTATGTAATGACATTGCTCGTGAGATCCGTAAAGCTACTGACAGTGAAGATGTAGCTGTTTATGTACAAGCTACTCACGGGTGCTGTGAGAATAGAGGTATTATGGCTCATAGTTCTCTAACTCAAACTACTGTATTACATGGAGAATTTAATAACGGAGATGTTAAAAAAGAGTTTTTTGATAATATAAAATTACAGCAGGAGTTTGCTCCAAGATGAATCATATGAATGTATCTTTTGTAAAAAGTGGTATACGAATAGGAGCTTGTATTTTAGGAATAACACTTCAAAGTATAACAGCGTTATGTTTTTTCTTGCTATTTGCCGAAATATTAGGTATAATAGAAGAAGTTGTAGATAAACGTGAGGAGAAATAATGAAAATAGCGCATGAAGCTCCATTAAGTATCTTTGATCAAGTACAGGAGTTAACTGATTATGATTATGCTCTTGTACATCTATTTGAAGAGAATGATGATTATTTTAATAAATTTATAGAAGCAAGAGATAAAGGTAGAGAGATCATTCTTGATAATTCTATCTTTGAACTCGGTACAGCATGGGATAGTGATAGATTTGCTTACTGGGTAGAGAAACTAAAACCTGATTGGTATATTGTACCTGATGTATTAGATAATAAAGACGCTACAATTGATAGCTTTGATGCGTTCATAGAAAAGTATCCTAACTTACCTGGAAAACGTATTGCTGTCGCTCAAGGTACTACTTATGAAGAGTTAGTTGATTGCTACGAATATCTTGCATATCATAATAAAGTAGATAAGATTGGTTTATCATTTAACCATCCGTTTTTTCAAGAATTAAATTTGCATAACAAATACTTTAATATGATGTTTGGAAGACAGATGACTCTAACATCAATGCTAGAAGATAAAATTATTAATAAAGATAAACCGCATCATCTATTAGGATGTGGTCTACCTCAGGAGTTTAGAGACTATGTAGACTATAAATGGATTGATTCTATTGATACATCTAATCCTGTTATGCACGGTATTAAAAATGTACGTTACTTAGAGCATGGTTTAGAAGATAAAGAATCAGTAAAAATGTTTACTATAATGGACGATAATGTTCTTGCATCTTGGGACGATATAGCTTATAATATAGAGAAGTTTAGAGGTTTCTGTAGTGGATAGATGGATTGCTTTATTTTCTCAAACTGGTTCTGAAATAGTAGATATAGCAAATCAGCTGGGAGTTTGGCCAGATCGTATTTTTACTGATAATAAAAATATAGAAGATATAAACGTTAAGCTTAAAAATAAAATAGTGGTAATGTCTCATAATGGTATAGAAGAGACACTACAATATACAAGTGATATGACAGGTAATACTTTAGTTACTCTTCATGGTTATCTACGTATATTAAGTCCTAAAACATGTAATGTAGGTCTATCAATTTATAACGGTCATCCAGCTTATATCTCTAAACATCCAGAACTTAAAGGAAAAGATCCTCAAGAGATGATTTGGAGTGATAGAGATAATTATGATTTTATTGGCTCTACGGTTCATAGAGTGATTGCTGACGTAGATGCTGGAGCTATTGAAGAAGAAAGTATAAGGAAAAATACTTGCAATTCTAAAGAAGAGCTGTATAATACATTAAGAAAAACATCTTTAGATGCTTGGATTAATTTTTTAAAGGATAAATTATGAGTAAAAAAGATAAAAGCTTTTTTGAAACGTTGACTGTGTCTGTAGATAATACTGATGTTGAACCTACAATTACTTTAGGTGAAATTGATGAAGATGGTGAGCCTCGTCCTAATCATTATAGTCAAGATCCTAATTCTGTAGAGTGTATTGAAGTTATTAAGCAGTTATGTAAAGAGCATCAGAACGACCCTTTTACTGACTATAATAGATATCAAGCGTTTAAATATCTTTGGCGTATGGGTAAGAAAGATGATGTATTGTTTGATTTAAATAAAGCTATTACATTTTTAGAGTTTGCAAGGAAA